CGACCCAGCTCCTCTTCAAGCTTTGCTTTCATTGCTTCGATGCAGGACTTCCTCGACGCCGATTTTGCAGGCTTCAAAAACGGCTTTGCGGGCTGTCCGGACTTGCCGTATTCGATAATGTTGGCGATCTTGGCGTTGCTCTCCCCGTCTTTTCTCGGCTCCGTAAAGCCGACCTTAATGTTATGGTTTCCGTCCCTGTCCTGCTTGGCAGGAGAGAGGCCCAAAGCATTTACTAATTCACCGGTTGCTCTGGACGGGTATTTAGTGCCGTTTCCGATGACCGACTGCAGGTTGGACTTCACTTTGGAAAGAACCACTTCTCCGCCTGCTTCCAGCACCTTAGGTATGATTTCGTCTGTCCTTTCTCCAAGTCTTGATAACTTGAGCAAAAACTCCTCCGGCATTTTTACATCAACCTTAGCCACGTCGCAGCCACCTCCCGCTTTATACTCCGCTTGATTTTACCTTCTCCGCAAGCGCCTCAATATACATTCCGCGCCCCTTTACATCCTCTAAGCTGACAATATTGTACCTGCCATCGCTGCAAACGAGTACAAGATCTGTGGTGATTTCCAGGTTAGGTATCTTGCGGAAGCGGAACAGTGCTGACGCCTGTGAGAACGCCGCCCTGTTTGCCCATTTTTCGCTGCCATGCCTTTCTTCCTTGTATGCCCTGACCGAAGCAAGGATGACGTCCCCTTTTTCAGCAAAACCCTCGCTGTCCTTAACCGGCTTGGTTGAGATGATGTCAACAAATGTGTTCATTTTTCCGAAGCTCATCCCTCAAACCCTCCAATCCCGGTCAAGCCGCAGTAGCATATTCACCGTATTCCATACCTGCTGCCCGGCCTGCACGCTATCCCCGAAAAAACCGGCTGTCGAGCCATCCCTGCTTTCGTAGAAATGGCTCGACAGCATAATGACAGCCTGTTCGGTAGTAGGCGGCATTATGTGTGTTTCATACCATCCGGCAGCAACGTGCTGGTAGCTCTCGGCGTAGGACAGGGCGGCGCTAATGAAGCTCAGCAGAAGCTCATCGTCCGTATCGTGAGTAAGGATAAGGTTTGCTTTGACTTTGGGTAAAAGATTATCTGATACCGCCATGCTGTACGCCTCCTTCCGCTCACTCTTCGTCAGCTGCCATCAGCCCTGCCGCTTTCAGTTTAGAAAGCAGGGCATTAAAATCCGCTGTGAGTCCTGCGACATCAGATGCGACGCTGTCAGCCTGGTTTTCCGCGACAGGAAGCCCCGTCACCGAGGCCCCCGGCAGAATTTCCAATGTGCCGCCAACAACCCACTTATCGCCGCCCTGTTCCATGTAATTCTTAGTGGTATAGCTCATACTGCACCTCCATTAAGCTTTCTGCTGGAGAACTTTTATAGCCTCCGGCAGAATCAGCTTGCCGTCTACGCGCTGAGTAGCAACAAATCCGACTTGGCCAGTGACAGCATAAAGCTCGTTGAGTCGCTTAAATACACGCCCCTGACGATCTGCTACCCAGTAATAGCTGAAGTCTCCAAAGACAATCGTCTTTGCCGACGCAGCAATAGTGGGCACATATGCCGAAGTATACAGCGGGCGATTTAAAATGGTGTCAGGTGTACCTGCCTGAACAGAAGGCTGCCAGAGATACTGACCCTGACCATCCTTTAGTTTGCGGATAGCCTTGACAGTTGCATCGTTCATGACAAACACTGCTCTGTTGCGGTAAGGTGCTTTCAGGCTATAGAACAGATCAAGTACCTCGTCCATAGTAATTGCCGTAGCGCTTGCAGTAGTCACACCAACTTGCGCTCCACCAGTATTGGCTAGAATACCAGTTGGCTTGCCAGAGCCATCGCCAGTGAAAAATGCTTCTTCTTCCTTGTTACCAATACGGCGGGCGAACTCTCTGGAGATGTAGGCTTCAAGGTCAAACACAGAGTCATTCAGCAGTTCCTCGGAAACCTTGATCAGGGTGCCCAGCTTATATGCCCCAATGGATACCTGACCAAAGCTGTCATCGCTCTCGGGGATGGTTCCTTCCTCGTCAATCCATGCGGCAGTACCTTTAGTGGCTACAACTGGTATTTTTCTATCGCCAGAAGAAGTGGTGATTACGTTGGCCAGTGTACGGAAGATATTCTCATCCTCAAGCGCTTCTACAAGAGTACGCTCAAATTCATCTGGAACCAGATAACCTCCCTCTGAATCAGTACCGATTTGCAGGGCATTTCTTACGTTTGGATCAAGTCCTTCTCCTGCACGGGTACGCATGGCACTCCAGAATGCCTTTTTGTATTCCGCAGATGCACGTCCGGTCTTTTCTTCCGTTTCCTTCGACGGTACGTTGGTTATCGGGTTACTGGTGGCTTTGGAGAGTTCTAAATCAATTACTGCTTGACGCTCAAGACGTTCGATTTCCTTGCCCAGAGCCACAACTTCATTTTCCATTTTTTCATAGGTAGCGGTATCCTCGGCTGACAGAAGCCCATCACCGCCACGCTTGGCGTCAAGGAACGCTTTTGCAGCATCCCATGCCTTTGCACGCTTTTCACGCAGTTCAAGAATTTTATTCATTTTGATGTTCCTCCTTCAAATTAGTGAGAAATTAAAAAGAGCCGCTTTTCCAGCTGCTCAATTGGGGTACCAGTTTTCGGTTTTGTTTTCTTGGGTATCTTCCCCAGCAGGGAGTTATACACCGCTGCGCGAGAGAATATTAGGCCTTGACCTGTGTCCAGAGGAATGCGCTCATCGCTCTCCATGAACAGAATTTTATCTGCAAATCCGAGCTCAATTGCTTTATTCGCATTCATCCAGGTCTCTGCGTCCATGAGATGAGAGATCTTTGCCCGGGAAAGGCCTGACTTCAGTTCGTATGCATTGATGATGCTTTCCTTGACCTCATCCAGCAAGGCCTTGGCACGAAGCATTTCCTCGCTATCACCAATGGCAATTGTCGAAGGGTTATGGATCATCATCATGGATACCGGCGACATATACACATCACCGCCCGCCATAGCAATGACAGAAGCGGCGCTTGCAGCCAAGCCATCAATTTTAACTGTGACTTTGCCGGTATAATCCATCAGCATGTTGTATATCTGAGCTGCCGCAAATATATCGCCGCCGGGCGAGTTAATCCAAACTATGACGTCACCTGTGCCTGTCATCAGCTCGTCTCTAAACATCTTTGGCGTCACTTCATCGCCATACCAGGTCTCGTCTGAAATTTCTCCGTTGAGGTATAAAGTGCGTTCTTCGGTAGTTTCGTCTCGCACCCAATTCCAAAATTTCCTCATTGGCTGTTAACCTCCTTTTCATAAAAATTGCCTGCCTGTGAAAGTGGGAGCATGTTTCCGTTTACCAGATACAGATCTCCGCCTTCCTCAGCAGGGATACGGTTCATATCTTCAAGCTCCCGGATATCGTTCGCTGACAGCCAGCCGTTCTGCCGTCCGACTGCATATCCGTTCATCCGGCTCTGGTAGTCGCCACGCAGCAGACCATCAACATTGAACTTAATAAAGATAGAGTTTTTCTCAGATGGCAATAGAAGCGATTGCTGAAGACTCTGCTCCCATCGCACCACCCATGGGTTAAGCGTATATTTTACAAACTCTAGCGATTGCTGCTCAATGTTGGAGAAGCTGGACTTTTCAAGGTCACCCACCATGTGCGGAGGTATACGGAATATCCTAGCGATTTCGTTGATCTGAAATTTTCGTGTCTCCAAGAACTGAGCCTGCTCCGGAGGAATGCCGATTGCCTGAAACTTCATTCCTTCCTCCAGCACAGCGATTCTATGAGCATTTCCACTGCCTTGATAGGCGCTGTTCCAACTGTCTTTGACCCTCTGGATGTCCTTGATTACTCCCGGATGTTCCAGCACACCACCGGGATTTGCACCGTTAGCGAAGAATGACGCTCCGTATTCTTCAGTCGCAAGTGACATGCCGATGGCGTTTTTAGCCATAGCAATGGGACTGTATCCGATGAGGCCGTCAAATCCGAGTCCGGGTATGTGAAGTATTTCATCTCTGCGTAGTGTCACTATTCCGCTATTGGGATTGATGCGGCTTTCTTCTGTATCCCTGCGATATGTGTAAACCAGATCTCCGTTTGCTGCCCGACTAACTTCCATCTTGTTGGGAAGCAGTGGGTATAGTGCGATTGGCTGTCCGCGACCGTTTCTCAAAACCTGCGCATAAGCATTGCCCCAAAGTAAAAGATGACTCATCAGTGTCTCTCGGAACACAAATGAAGTCATCTCTGGGTTAGGCTCGTTATGAAGCAGGTAGTATAGCGGGTGTTGCGGTATACGTTCTTTGCTTCCGTCCATTCGGTATTGATAAACGTGCAGCGGAAGTCCCGCTATAGCCTCGGATAGTATTCTTACGCAGGCATACACTGCAGCTGATTGCATTGCCGTCCGTTCGTTGACTGTCTTACCACTGGTCGTGCTGCCAAACAGAAACGAAAATGCACTGCCAATACGGTTTTTAGGTTTATCACGTGATCGAAATAAACCTGAAAATATACTCATGTAGATCACCTCCGAAAAATGGGCATGAAAAAGGCACCGCCAAAGCGATGCCTGTATATTGACCTATTCTTTTATATCCTATATCAACCCGTATTTCTTAGTTACCTCGTTAATGTCTTTGACCCATTCTTCTAACGGTAGTATTTCGTTTCGTTCATTTGCTCGAATAGCTTCCCGTGCAACGTCTCGTATAATAATTAGAACAGCATCAAGTTGTTCGAGTATGAATTTCCCGTTTTCACCCAGTTCGGCATCTAGACTTTTTTCAGACTCTTTAAATTGGTAAATACTCTGGAAATCCTTGATCTTCTCTAGCACCTGTGGGTCATTAACAAAATCGTCAATAGGTTGATCACGCCGTATTGAGTTGCATTTTTGGCATGCTGGTACAATATTTCCTTTAACAAAGCGTCCGCCTTTAGCTGAAGGCACTATATGGTCGGCAGTAAGTTGAATAACGTCACCGCTCATTCCGCAATAAGCGCAGCGATTATTAAAAAACTTTATGCCGCACTCGTAGGCATCTTTATCGTTACTGGATAGCAGCAACCCATCACGAATCGCTTTTTTGAATCCGCCTTTTCCAATGCCAAGCTTCTGAGTTAAGTTTGTTTTCCTCTTGGCCGTATTCTTCATGAAGGTCATTCCACCTTTCTGTACCACTGCGTATTTGCACTATCTTTTTCTGTGGGCA